GTAGACCCCAAGCCAACCAAGTCTCAAGTACAGATAGATATTAGCGACGTCGAAGCAATCTAATGCAGCAAACCCTAACGCCAGAGATCATTGAACGGATTTCTAAGAAGCTGCCTCCTAACGAGGCGGTGGAGTTACTTGCCATGTTTGCAGAGTTGGATGGCAGGAAGCGCCAGCAGTTGGCCCAGAACGACTTTCTATCGTTCATTGCTGCCATTGATCCTAACTATAAGTTTGGAGTTCACCTAAAACGACTTGGTGGCCTGCTGATGGAGGTAGAAACCAACCTGAAGAACCGGATTGCGGTGTCTATGGCACCTCGTATGGGTAAATCCCAGATGATTTCTATCTACTATCCGGCTTGGTACTTGGGAAAACACCCCGACCACAAGGTAATTGTGGCCTCACACACTGCAGATTTAGCGGTTGTCATGGCCCGCAAGGTGCGAAATCTCATCAATACGCCCGAATACAAGGCAATTTTCCCCGATACAAACATTGCAAGCGACGCAAAAGCGGCTGCGCAGTGGAATACGACCAAAGGTGGCGAGTATTTTGCAATTGGTGTGGGTGGTGCGCTCGCTGGTCGTGGTGCCCACTTGATTATTGCCGACGATCCGCTGTCTGAGCAGGACATTAAGGCCGGAAACACCACATCTTTGGACAACGCATACGAGTGGTTCAGTGCTGGTTTGCGTACTCGACTCATGCCAGACGGGAAAATCTGTGTTTTACACACAAGGTGGCACCAGAGGGACTTGATTGGGCGGCTTATTAAAGACTCGGCCATGAATGAGGGCGGGGATAGCTACGAAACCTTTGAATTCCCTGCAATTTTGAACGAAGGCACGGATAACGAGAAGTCAATCTGGCCAGAACAGTGGTCAATCGAATCACTCCAGCAAACCCGGGCGTCAATGCATCACATCATGTGGCAGTGGTACGCTCAATACCAGCAAAACCCAACCGCAGCCGAAGCTGCGATCATAAAACGGGACTGGATCAAGTGGTGGGAGAAGGACGACCCGCCAAGAATTGACTTTATCGTGCAGTCGTTTGATACGGCGCTCACTACCAAGGAAAGGTCTGACTTCTCCGTGTGCCATACGTGGGGTGTGTGGGAGAACGAGGACGATGGGACGCAGAATGTGATCCTGCTGAACAAAGTCAAGGGGAAATACGAGTTTCCTGAGCTAAAAGCCATGGCGCACGAGCAGTACAAGGTGTGGGAGCCGGACAGTGTGATTGTCGAGGCTAAAGCCAGCGGTCAGCCGTTGATTGACGAGATGCGCAGGTCAGGTATATTTGTGCAGGACTTCAGTCCCGGCAAGGGACAGGATAAGATTGCTAGGCTAAATGCCGTGGCAGATATGTTTGCGTCAGGACACGTTTGGTTCCCCGAGAATGCGTGGGCTGCGGCCACTGTGGAGGAGATTTTGGCGTTTCCCGCAGGCGAGCATGACGACGAGGTGGACACCATGACACTGGCGTTGATGAGAATTCGTAAAGGTGGACTCTTGCGCTTGAGCAGTGACCACGAGGATAATGAACCCTATTACGCGGGCCGTCGCCAAGCGTATTACTAAGGACTTTAAATGGCTACTAATATGTTCCCCTCTTTGAACCCAGCACCGCTTGGGTTAGACGCACTGGCCCCCGAGATGGACGAAGGCCCTGATATTGAGGTCCAGATTGAGAACCCCGAGGGTGTGATCGTCGGCATGGACGGCATTGAGATTGACCTGATGGACATTGTTGCAGGCGATAAAAGCGATGACTTCGATGCCAACCTTGCAGAAGAGATGGATGAGGGCGAGTTGCAGAAACTTGCCAGTGATTTAGTTGAGATGGTGGACGGGGACATCTCCAGTCGCAAAGATTGGGTTGAGATGTATGTCAAAGGTCTAGATGTCTTGGGGATGAAATATGAGGAACGTACTGAACCGTGGCTCGGTGCTTGCGGTGTTTTCTCAACGGTACTCACAGAAGCTGCTGTACGGTTCCAGAGCGAGACTATTATTGAGACGTTCCCTGCTCAAGGCCCGGTCAAAACCGAGATCATCGGCGCAATTGATAAACTTAAAGAAGAGGCGGCGGAGCGCGTCCGGGAGGACATGAATTACCAGTTGACCGAGGTAATGTCTGAGTATCGCCCAGAGCATGAGAAGATGCTGTACTCCCTTGGTTTGGCTGGCAGTGCGTTCAAGAAGGTCTACTTTGACCCAAGTTTAAATCGCCAGATTGCAGTATTTATCCCTGCTGAAGACATCATTATTCCCTATGGTGCGTCAAGCCTGAAGACATCTGATCGTGTTGCGCACATCATGCGTAAGACCAAGAACGACATGAAGAAGCTGCAGGTAGCTGGCTTTTATCGTGATGTTGAGTTGGGTGAACCACAAGTCATACACACGGACATTGAGAAGAAGAAAGCGGAAGACCAAGGCTTTACGCTCACAGATGATGACCGCTATCAGATTCTGGAAATTCACATTGACTACGACTTGCCGGGGTATGAGGACGAAGATGAGATTGCACTGCCGTATGTGGTGACAATTGATCGCGGCACTAACAAAGTTTTGGCTGTTCGTAGAAACTGGAACCCAGAAGACAAGCAGAAACTAAAACGCGATCACTTCGTACAGTACACATACATACCCGGCTTTGGTGCTTATGGCTTGGGTCTGATCCACTTGATTGGCGGCTACGCACGCGCGGGTACGTCTATCATTCGTCAATTGGTTGACGCGGGTACGTTGGCTAACTTGCCCGGCGGTCTAAAGGCTCGTGGCTTGCGCATCAAGGGTGACGATACTCCGATAAACCCCGGTGAGTTCCGTGATGTAGATGTGCCAAGCGGCGCAGTCAAAGACAACATCATGATGTTGCCGTACAAAGAACCATCACAAGTTCTGCTGGCGCTACTGAACCAGATCACCGACGAGGGCAAACGCCTTGGCTCTATTGCTGATATGAACATCAGCGACATGAGTGCAAATGCTCCGGTAGGTACCACGCTTGCATTACTTGAGCGTCAACTAAAAACCATGAGCGCGGTGCAGGCTCGCGTGCACTACAGCATGAAGCAAGAGTTCAAACTCCTGCGTGACATCATCCGCGACTACACACCAGACCAGTACAGCTTTGATCCATCAAGCGGCGACCGCATGGCAAAGCAAGAAGATTACGACATGGTGGACGTAATCCCCGTGTCCGATCCCAACAGCGCAACGATGGCGCAGCGCATCATGCAGTACCAAGCGGTGATGCAGTTGGCGCAGCAAGCTCCGCAGATTTATGACTTGCCCATATTGCACCGTCAGATGATTGAGGTGTTGGGTGTGAAGAATGCTGAGAAACTTGTGCCGACAGATGACGACATGACGCCACGCGATCCGGTCAGTGAGAACATGGCGTTCCTGAATGGCAAGCCCACTAAAGCGTTTATCTATCAGGACCACGACGCACACATTGCAGTCCACACATCAATGATGCAGGACCCACTGCTCATGGCGCAGGTTGGTCAGAACCCACAAGCGCAAAAGATGATGGCCGAGATTCAGGCTCACATCTCAGAGCACTTGGCGTTTGCATACCGCAAGAAAGTTGAAGAGCAGCTTGGCGTGCCACTTCCACCACCCGACGAAGCCATGCCAGAAGACGCAGAAATTATGTTGTCGCGTCTGGTTGCTCAAGGCGCACAACAAGTGCTGGCTGCGAGCAAAGGTCAGGCGGCAAGTCAGCAGGCTCAGCAGATGCAGCAAGACCCAGTCATGCAGTTGCAGCAAGCAGAGTTGGCTATCAAGAAACAAGAAGCTGACACTAAAGCGCTCAAGGTCAAGGGTGACTTACAACTTAAAGCCGAGGAGTTGTCACTCAAGGCGCAGGAGAGCGCAGCAAAAATAGGTGAAGACCCAGCCATGGCATCAATGCGACTACAGCAGGAGATTGCTCAAGCGCAAGAGTTGCACGCTCTAGAGATGGCCGCCAAACAGATGGAGTTGCAGCAAGCGCAGGCTCAACAGCAGCAAGCGCAAACTCAGCAGCAGCAAGCCATGGCCCACGGCGGACAGGTGCACGCTCAGAAATTGTCCCACGCAGATCAAGCGCACATGATGAAAATGCGTCAAGCTGCGATGGCGGCGGAGAATGTAAACAATCAACCAGTCAAAAAGGATGAGTGATGGCCAATCTGCTTGAAGTTTTAGACGGGAAACTCAATGAACACGTCAAGCAGTTGGTTGACGTAATTAGTGCTGGTGGAGCTAAATCCCACGAGCACTATAAAGAACTGTGCGGAACTATCCGAGGTCTGCAAACCGCGCAGTATGAACTTGCTGACCTCGTGCGAAAAACTAAGGATTATGACGATGACTGAGTTTGATGTTAAGGCTGTTGATCTGAGTGGGTTGCTAAACACATCCACAGAAGAAAAAGCCAAACAAGTACCGGACCCCGCAACGTATCACATTTTGTGTATGTTGCCCAAAGCTGAAGAAGAATTCAGCGAGACAGGGATTTTAAAATCTGCAACTGCGATTATTCACGAGGAGCTTCTTTCCCCCGTGTTATTTGTAGCCAAGATTGGCCCTGATGCGTTTGCAGATAAAGCCCGATTCCCTTCTGGCCCGTCTTGCAAAGTTGGTGATTTTGTTTTGGTTCGCCCAAACACTGGCACGCGCATGAAGATTCATGGCACCGAATGGCGTTTAATTAACGATGATTCCATACAAGCCGTTGTGCAAGACCCCCGCGGTATCCAACGCCCTAACTAAGGAGTAATCATGGCAGAAATTGAAAAAACAGAATTTGAGTTTCCTGATGAAGCGGAAGTCAACGCCCGTAAGGGTGGCAAGGTTGTAGAACCTGAGTCCGACGCACCGGAAATTGAAGTTGTAGACGACACGCCTCCCGAGGATCGTGGGCGCAAACCCATGACTGAACCTCCCAAAGAGGTAACGGACGATGAGTTGTCAAAGTACGACGAAAGTGTTCAAAAACGCATTAAACACTTTACAAAAGGCTATCACGACGAGCGCCGCGCTAAAGAAGCGGCAGAACGTGAGAAAGAAGAAGCTCTGCGGTTTGCGCGATCTTTGGCTGAGGAAAACAACAAGCTCAAGGGTTCTGTTAACCAAAACCAATCAGCTTTGATTGAACAAGCCAAGAAAGTGGTGGCTAACGAGCTTGAAACTGCAAAACGTCAGTACAAAGAAGCCTACGAAGCGGGCGATTCTGATGCTTTGGTAAACGCTCAAGAAGCGCTTACTTCGGCCAAGATGAAAGCGGATAAAGTAAATAATTTTCGCCCAACCCCTTTACAGGTGGAAAGAACTGATGTACAACCCGCATATCAGCCCCAACCGGCTGCACCCGTGGACGAAAAACTGCTTGCATGGCAAGACCAAAATCAGTGGTTTGGGTCCAATAAACGGATGACAGCTTATGCCCTCGGCTTGCACGAGGACTTGGTAGGGGAAGGAATTCCGGCAGGCAGCGAAGAATACTACAAACGTATCAACGCTGACATGCGCGAAAGGTTCGCCGACCAGTTTGGAGCCGACGAACCCGCTGATGCGAAACCTCAGCGAACCAAATCCAATAACGTTGCACCTGCAACGCGTAGTACAGCACCGCGCAAAATCGTGCTGACGCAAACACAGGTGAATCTCGCCAAGCGGTTGGGAGTTCCATTGGAACTGTACGCCCGTAAGGTTGCTGAAGAAATGAGGAAATGAAAATGGAAAAAACTAACCGCGCACCCCGCGAACTTGAAACCCGCGAAAAGGCGGAGCGTCCTAAACAATGGATGCCCCCCAAACTTCTACCCGATCCGAATCCGGAACCGGGTTATGCGTTTCGTTGGATCAGGATTGCCTCGCAAGGTAAAGATGACGCCACGAACTATTCCTCCAAGCTTGCCGAGGGTTGGGAACCCGTTAAAGCTTCAGATCATCCTGAAATCCGTTTGTTTAACTCTGCTGCGGCAAAGTTTCCAGACAGTATTGAGATAGGTGGTCTCCTGCTTTGCAAAACACCTGTGGAGTTTACTGAACAGCGTAATGCGTATTACCGCCAACAAGCGGATGCTCAGATGCAATCAGTTGACAACACATACATGCGCGAGAATGATCCAAGGATGCCTATGTTTAAAGAACGTAAGTCCACGGTCACTTTCGGAAAAGGTACTTAAATTTTTTTGGAGACTTAAATGTCAATGACCAATACCCCCTATGGCCTTCGAGCCATTAATCGTAACGACGGCATGCCCTATGCTGGCGCTACGAGTCAGTTCCTGATTGACCCAACTAGCGGCGCTGGTACTAACTTGTTCTTTGGACAAGCTGTTCTCATCAATGCAGACGGTTATATCGCTTTGTGTACCGCTACCGGCGCAGACTTAACTACCAATAACCTTGGTGGCTCTAGTTTGGGTGCTTGGGGCGTTTTTGTTGGTGCTTCATACATCAACGCACAAGGTCAGCAGATTTACGGTCAGTACTACCCCTCCGGCACAACCGGCGTGGTGACTGCATACGTGATCACTGATCCTAACGTTACTTTCCAAGCTCAATTGGATGGTCAAGTAACTCAGGCCGCTCTTGGCGCAAACACCTTCTTTGCTGCTGCGCAGTCTACTTCTACAGGTTCTACCCG